GTGGCGTCTTCCTGGGTAACAGGAAAGATATAGGATTTCCTCGCTGATCAGACGGGGGATAGAGGGGCATATAAAGTATGTATGGGAAGGTCTGCTCTGGCGCCGGCATGGGGCATCACTTGAGCAGGTGGTAGGCAAGAGGGTGAAAAGTGGAGAACGAGAGGCGTGTGCTGCGGATGATTCGGACCGTCAAGTTAATTAGACGGGGACATTGGGCAGTGCACAGGGCATGGTGTCGTTGGATAGTTACATGTTAGAGCGGAATGCGTTCGTTAGAAGTACATGTAGGAACGAGAGGCGTGTGTTGCGGATGAATCTGGTCGTCAGGTTAATTAGACGAGGACATTGGGCAATGCACAGGGCGTGTTGTCGTTCGATGGTGTGGCTGGTTGTGGTTAGAGTTTGAGGAATGTGATATGGGTGTCGGAGGCCTTGATGGTCGACGTGCCCGCAGCCCCGGTGCAATAGACGGTGACGACATCATTGGAAACAAGAGTAATGAGTCCACTCAAATTAATGAGGCTGGTGTTGCCATCGCCGACAAGTTCGGAAATGCGGGGTGGTGTGGTGGCGGCTCCGTTCACATACAGGGAAAAGTAGTCCACGTATCCACCAGTGTGGCGGTAGTCAATGGAAAACGAATATGTTCCTGCGGCGAGGGTGATCGACCCAGCTGTGTTAACTGCTGAGATAGTGTTGACGATGGCGACGTCGAATGGAATAACCAAAGCGACGGCGGAAACGACATCACTAGAAAGACCGAACTGTGCGCCCCCACCAGAGGCGGGAGGTGGCGCGCCCCCACCAACTTGTGGGGTGCGCAGAATGACAGTGTATGTGACGTACAACTCTCCCAGATCGGTGGCTGGCGTGCCCTGTGTGGCAACGAAGAGATTGCCTACGTCATAGGTCTTGAGATCACCTCCCCCGGAGGATGTGCGGATGTAGCGTTCGCGGGCGAACTTGGTGAGGTCACCGCCCCGGCAATTGAAAGAGCTTTCTTGCCAGGGAGCCGAACGCTGTGCTTGAGCGTATGCCATGAGTGACTGCTTGCTGGTAGGTGCAAGGTCAGTTGCGTCATAGTCCACAGCCATCATTACGGTGCCGGCGGTCGTGGTGGCGACGGCCGTCTCGTATTGAAAGCTGAGTTTTCTGAACACATAAGACTCATAGTTTGCGGCTATTTTGCTGAGCCAAGGAAAGGTGGAAGCCAGTCCAGGGTTGAGCGCATAGCCGTTGGTGGCATAGTCAACGCTACCGGCAATGTCACCAATGAATTCTCGGTGAGTGACGGTAGTGCCGTTTGTTTGTGTTGTCATGCGTGGTTTGTTGGTAGTTGTCCTGCGGGATGTGGCCACAGGAGCGCGCTGCATGGCAGAAGCGCGTTTCATTCTAACGGGGGCCCGATTGGCTCGGCGTCCGCGGTTGTTTGATTTGCTTTGATTCTTGCTGGAATTCATGGTATGGTAATGAGATAAATAAATTAAATGCCCCCGCCGTTGATCGCGACGGGAAAATCAGGATAAAGCCGCCACCTGACCATGGGTGGCGACACTAGCCGGAGCTAGCTTTGCGGACTTATAGACGGCCCAGCACGCCTTACAGAAACCGGGTTTGGTGACTGTGTTGGTGCAGGGCTGAAGTCCCTTGTACCATCCGGTGACGTTGTCACCACGGCGGCAGGCCGTCTTGTCGGATGGTTTCGGTGTGGGGGGGGGTTGCTTAGGCCCGGGTGGTTTCTTACTTGTGGTTGGTGGTTTCGGAGTGATTGGGGTTAGTGGTGGTGGTTCTTCGTCGCTTTCGTGGTCATGTTTACATTCATCATGATCTGACGGATCAACAAAAACACCGTCGGCCAGGTACTGTATGGCAGCGGGTTTTGCGTCGTGTTCGGCGAGATTGGGGCACTGGTCCCAAAGTGATGTCGGGTCAGCTAGAAACAACTGGAAGGCTTCGATTTTCTCGTAATCGAACTCCTTGAGAAAGAGCGCCATTTGCCAGTCGATGTCTAGTGTGTTCCCGGATTGGTATGATGTTTCAGAAATGTTTCCTTCGCGTGCCCATTTGTCATTCCAGGGGCGTGTCGCATCGAGCAGGGCTAACTTAGACTTACTGGCGCCTTTGCACCATGCTAGGTAGTCCTGTTCTGTCTGCCGCATTATCATTCTCATCCAATCCCCAACAAGCAACGTGAGCGCGTCGTTGGTGAGGATTGATGCAGCCTTAGTGAAGGCTATGACATTACGCGGCACGATTGAATTGAGAGTCGACACGTGGAACTTGGAAATGGCTCGCAGAGGGGAGCAAACGTTGTCAGGATGCCCATTCCAAACGGCTGGTGAGTATTGTCTGGCAAGGTAATCGACGGGATCACCTCGTTTGCGCATGACAAATTTCAGTACGAAGCCCCAGCTAGCGGCTGTCTTAACGGAGTGTTTCTCCGAAATGTTGCGCTGGATGGAGTCGTCTCCCGCCATGAGCCCTAGGTTCGCGTAGGCACCTCGTTCAGAGATGCGAGCAGCAGAACCATCAATGGGTGAGGCAAGGAGGCAGCAGAATGAAATGAACGCGTTTCGAGCGGTATTGAGAGCTGAAGTATAGGGGTCTCCTGAGGCTTGGGAGAACCCCTGCTCATACGACACACCGTGCCCGGCACGGACACGGTTGCCGTATGTCAGTTCATACCACGTGATGATCTCAGCGTGGTCAGCGGGCTCGAAATTGCTTAACAAGAAGGCTACGTCAAATTTCCTTATTAGGTGATTAATAGTGCCGTCCATGCGACTGTAATCACCCAAAGCTATCTCATTGGTCCTGTTGTCCGATACATGTTCGGCGACACGGTTTGCGACCTCACTCGGTGTGAGGCCAAAAGAGTACCATGTGGTCCGTTTCATGTTGTCGGCAAGGGCCAGTGAAATTCGGGAATTTTGTAGACGTACTGGGGCAGGCATAGGGGTGATGTTGCGTGGGTCACCGGGCTTCATACCTGCTTCAGTTTTCTGAAATGATTGTGTGAGTTTTCCTAAGGCTCTGGCGTAAACGAGCCAGTCGCTAAGGCGAAAACCCATCGCCTCATTGTTAGAGAGGCGCTGGCTGGGTTTGCTTTGGCGTTCGTATACATCGGCAGCAGACAACAATTGCACTTTGTTGTTGCAGATCTCGCGTTTGTATTCGTTGAGGAAAGCCACAATGTTTCTTTCTTTGTATCTTCCCAAATCCGCATCAAGATGTAGTGGACGTACATCTGTGATGCGAGTTTGGATGCCGTGCAGCGTATTTCCCCTTGCATCTTGGGGGATGTACGTGCATCCTCGAGTGGCGCCATCGAAGAATGCACTGAGCACGGATATTTTCTCTTTTTCCTGGTAGTCCTCAACACGGAAACGATAGTTCGTAACTGTGGGAGGCCGAACGTATTCAGTCACGCGGGTGTGGCCGCGCTCATATGTCACGGCGTTGATCCCGACAATGATTTGGTCGGTTGACCATCTGTCACGGAATTCGGGACCGTATGCTATTTGAAACGATGCAACGGGCATCTTTTTCGTGTTCGACAAATTATGCGCTTTGATGACATTGTACGCTTTCTCGTCGAAGACGGTAGAGCGCGCAGTGTTAGCAATGTTGTACGTATAAAGTCGACTGCTGGTTTCCTGGTCTATGTGGGAAAAAGCATATATAATAGCACCGTCAGGCTCAAGATCTGAGGCTGGCGTTTTGATGACACAAGGACGTATGCGTTGCGGCAGAAGCTGGCGAATCTCAAACGCGTACCGAAGGGTGTGCAGCAGTCCAAACTTGACTGCAGGGTGGCACACCCATATGGTACGTGATTCGCCACAACTGATGTGGAAATTGAAATGGAAACCAGACTGGAGTCCGGCTAGCATTTTCAAGAGAATAAGGAAGATAAAAGTGATGCAGAAACTCGTAACTGCATTGACATAAGGAATGTACGCGCTGGGACATTCCACGCTCCAAGGATAATCAACAACCGTCCAAGACGGGGCCCAAAGCGCTTTCGCGGGTAAGAGGGCCCAAATGGACGGTAGGGATATTTCGTGGACGTGTTCATTGTATTCAAGAAAGAAAACATAGGGTGGTGGTGCAGTGAAAGGAATGAGGGTGGGTACGTGCACCTGAAACCAAGAGTAACAGTGGTGACCGTAGGGGATGACGATGTGGAAAACGCCGTCGTCCAGGCAATGGAGGAGGACGGCGTATGCCACAATGGTTGCTATGAGGAGAATGATTGCAAAATAACGCCAGGTGATTTTGCCGAAAGAGTAGTGGGAAGTGATGGACTTGGTGTTGTCCCACAATTCTTGATCGTAAGTCTCTTCATCCGCACAGCAAAAGTTCCAAAGGTTGTTAGCAGCATCAAAATTCACAGAGAACTCGTCTGTCGTAAAAGATGCGCTGGTGGGGGTGTGCATGTATGAATAGATAGTGCTGTCGTTGTGGAGACTGGTGGCAAGCAATTCCGAGAATTGGGAAGTGCTGTACCAGTCTAGGTCGTCAACAGCCGAAAAGTGATGCCGGCGAAGCGGTTCGTCCTCTCGGGTTTGACGGTAATAAGCGAAGTCCTTCGGGGTACGTAACTTACGGCTCCCATCTGCGCCTTTCAGAAGATCTGAATTGGAGCAGTTGAGGGCATAGTTGGTACGCCCGTCGGCAATAATAGCACAGTCTATCCAGTGACGCGCAGCGCTGCGGCGCTTAGCAGCGTGGGGGTGGACATTGGAAACGTTGAGTTTGTGTTCGTCAATAGAAAATGGTCGGTCTACGTGGATCTGTCTGAACAAACTGACATTCTTGTCAGCTGCGATGCAGGGTTGCGAGGAAATAAACATCTCAAAAGCGCTGATTGCGGCCTTGCTTGAACAGGCTGCGGCGCAGAAGAGACAGAGAACGTAGAGTGTGAGGGTGAGGGCCCAGTAAGTGAAGGCCATGGCATAAGTATAAGCGGGTGCGAGGTCGGGTACTAGAGTGTGGATGTATGTTTCCATAAATTCGTAGCCGAGGGTCGCGGGGATAATAAGCATTGTGAACAACAATGCGGGTCTGACGGATGAGCAAAACATGGTCTTGCAAGGGGGTCAGGAGGGTCGATAGGAAAGGTCTGGGATTAAGAGATATCTTTCAATATTGTGTCGTTGTAGGTTGGGG